CTTCGATGCGTTCCCAGCCGTACAGCCCGCAGACCACCGACTGGAAGGCCATGTCCTCGAAACCCCATCCCTGGAAGCGCTCGTCGAAGCCGCCGAGACTGTCCCAAACGGCACGCGGGACGGCGATGCAGCATGACCACGAGATGGGATTCGTGCGCTCCACCAGAATGTCCATGTCCCGGCTGTCGAGATCATCGCCGAGATACTCCATCGGCGCGTGCTGGTCGGCAAGGATACGACCCGTCCAGTATTCGTTGACGCCGCGCCATCGACGATGACCCCACGTCACCTTCCCGGTCTCGTAGGCACGCGCGACCGCCGCGTCTAGGTTCCGCTTCTTGACCAGCACGTCGCCGTCGATGACGACCGCCATATCCCACGGACCGTCCTTGTCGGCCAGCGCCGCCGCCGCGTTGACGGCTGCCGATCGGTTGAACGGGCCATCGGTGTGATAGCCCTCGTAGATCGGGACGTCAGGCGCGATGCGCTGCCAGCGTTCGCGGCAGTAGGCCCAGAGCCTGTCGCGCCATCCACCATCGTCGCGGCGTGGAACGAGAATGACGGTTCTAGGCAAATCGCAACCTTCGTGAGCGTGAGATTGGATAAGATAGGGGGTTTACAACTTGGCATTCACGTGCTAACCTTCGGTACATGAACACCATCACAATCCAGTCCGGCACCCACGTCAACACCGAGAAGGGCGAGTACACCCACATCGCCAAGAACGAGACCACCACGGTCTGCGGAAAGGCCATCACGGACGCCCCGGAAATCCTCCAGCGCATGGGCATCGACTGCAAGGTCTGCAAGAAGGGTCGGTAGTTCACCGCAGTGCCGCCGAAACACCTTCGACAGCATTCGCCCGCCCATTCAGGCACCACTCCTCGAACGCGATACGATCGGCTTCGGTGCTGGCGTCCGCCCGGTCGTAACCTGCGTCGTTCGGTGCCTTGCCAGCGCCCGGATGCATGTGCTCGATGACCACGTCGGGCAGATAGATCAGCCGTTTCAGGTCCTCCCCGATCGCCTTCCAGACGTCATCGACGAACATGTGCGTCAGGCTCGGCAGCATGTACCAGCCGAGCGCCGTCACGATGCGCGCGGAGATGAACGGCGCGGTCGGCAGAACCTCGCCTTGGAGGAGGTCGTTGCCGTAGGCAATGCCCGGAACGTGAAGCACCTCCGTGATGCGCTCATCCCAGCCTTCCGTACGGACCAGATGGTCGTCGCCGAGGTTGCCGATGATGCACCGAGGGAAGAAGCCTGCGACCTTCAATGAGACGGTGTTAGTGGCGCGTACCAGATTGCCGGTCTCCGACCCGCTCAGGACGCTGAGCGCTGCCCCAGATCCCGCCAGTGTCTCGCGGTAGGCCAGTATCTCCGGGTCATCCGCGTCGATGGCGACCACGACCGCCGTAGTCTCGAGAGCCGCCAGTCCCAGCGCCGCCTCTACCGCCTGAAGCGCCCGTCGTGGTCGGCCACGTGACGGCATGACCACGACGATCACGAACCTTCGACTCCGCCCTGCGTCCCGATGCTCTGCGCGTCTATCTCCAGATGATGGCCCCGGCCCGTCGCGTTCCGGATGCCGACGATCTCGAAGCGCCCGTCCGGCATGTCAACGGCGTCAGCCTTCGGGCAGAGCACCGTGTCGTGGATGATGACGTCGCCGCCTGTCAGCACGCGCGGCTCCACGTAGATGACGTGCGTTCCGATGACCGCGCCATCCTGCGTCGAGAGCGCTACCTCCCGTGCGGAACGCGGTTGGATGGCTGCGCTGAACTCCTGACCGACCGCGTTCGTGGTGGTCTGGTGGCCCTCGTCATCCTCGGTTCCCGTCGAGATGGAGCGGAGGATATGGACCTTATGATCTAGGAGGGCCGCGAAACTCACGGCCATTCCGGACGATTGATCACCGGGTCGCCCGGTCGCACGGATCGTGAGACAGAGTAGAGCGTCGTCAGCGGGTCGCGCTTCGGCAACAGGCCCGCTACCAGCCCCGCACGTCGCGCAGCCGGTGTAGACCCGCTCGCGGTCCCTCGGGTGTAGCCGTAGTCCCCGAGCGTCTCGGACTGATACTGGCCGGGATTGTCGATGCCTTCGAGCGCGATGCCGACCAGCGCGTAGAGCCCCTTGCGAACTTCCGTGATGTCGTTCGGTTCGTAGGCCGCGCTGACGTAGGGTCCGTTCCACCACGAGCCCGCTGCGAGGTAGGTCCGCTCGAACGCGGCCCCGTTATCCACCAGCCGATAGTGATCCGTGTCTACGACCGTCTGGCCGTCCGTGACCGTGACCTCATCGGTGTAGCGGCGGAGCGCCAACTTGCCGTGAACCGCGCCGTAACCGACGTAGAACGTCTCCGTTCGCAAGCCGGTCAGCGGGCCGATGCGACGGGCGAGCCAGTCCTCTTCCTCGTCAAGGATCCCCTGCGCGACCCCGTTATCGGAAGGCAGCGCCAGTCCGCGCGCCCGAGCATCAGCGAGAACGAGAACGTCGCTCACGTACTCGTACTCATGCCGGGGCTCGGGCGCTGGGGGAGGGTGGGGGTCATGGGGGACCGGGCGTGGTCGGGGCGGATCATGGGGCTGCCTGCGTCACGAGCCCCAAAGCCACGAGCACGTCGGCGATGTCCTGCGGGAGGGGGGTGGCGGGGAGTTCGGGGGTCGGAGCGCCACCGAAACTCAGGGTGCCGTACAGGTAGGTGATGAAGCCGCCGGAGCCGATCGACGTGGAACCGTCTGCACCGATGTTTATGAACGATGTCGCCGGAGACCCGATGCTCAGGCTCCCATCAGATACAAGCGTGAGGGTGTTGCGGTCGGCGGCCGGGGTGGCTGTCGGGCCGATGCGGAGGCGGATCTCGTTGCTGGCGGGGTTGATCTCGACGCTGGCGGTGACCCCGCCCACCTCGACTTCGTAGGCGGCACCGTTGTCACCGCTCTCGAACAGGGCTACCGTCACGAAGCCGTGATGACCGGGGTCGGCCGGGGCATCCTGCACAAGCACGTTAGCGTCAGCCACGGTCACACCCACGGCAGTTCTGCGGCTGGCCGATGAGCCTCATGCCGGTGCCTTCGTTAGTCCGAGCGCATGGAGGATGAGTACGATGGCCTCGGGCGTCGCCGTGGTGGCCTCGATCTCGGGGATGGCGATGGGGGTAGTGCCGTTGAAGGCCAGCCGAGCCGAAGTCGCGTCAGCGACCACACTCATCCCCGCCGTGCCGGTCGCAGATGTCGCCGTCGCGCCGGTCGTCGCGCTACCGTTGCCGTCAGCGGTCACAGTCGTCACCGCATCGGCATCACCACCGCCCGTTGCCGTGACGGCCACGCTGGCATCGGCGTTACCGAGCCCCTCGGCATCGACGGTGGTCTTGGCCGAGGCGTTGCCGTCGCCGCCCGCCGTCTGCGCAATCCGATCGGCGTTGACGGAGCCACCCGCCGAGATCGCGGAGGTCTGCGCATCGGCCAGACCGGTCTGAGTGGTCGCTTCGGTCTTAGCAGCCGCAGTCCCAGCGCCCTCCGTGATGGCGGTCCGCGACGCATCCGCCCCGCCGCTACCGTTCGCCTTGATGAAAGCGGTGCCGTCGGCGTTCCCGGTGCCGTTCGTAATAGCCGTCGAGGCGACGGTAGTCAGGCCGTCAACCGAACTAGCCGCCCGCGACAGGTCGGCAAAGTCGGACCCGATGGCGTCAGAGATGGGCGCAAACGTGGCGAGCCACCCGTTGTCCGCGCCATTACGGGTAGCCCACACGCTGCCATCTGGCTTCTTCCAGACCACGCCTGCGCCAACTGCTCCAGGGTCCGTCGCAGACACGATGAAGCCGGAATCCCCACCTGGACCGCCGTCGTCGGTTGAAGCGTCGAGGTCGTAGATACGCGTGACCGTCGCGCCGTCCGAATGCGCCGCCGCTGTCGTGCCAGCGATGCCCCGCTGCGCGGACGTACCGATGACGGTGAGTGAGCGGCCCCGGCCAGACACCGCCTGCGACTGCCCGACCCGGATGATCTCCGAGTCCACGAGGTAGAACCCGAACTCGAGATCGGTGTTCGGAACGTAGGTCTGAACCGCGTCAATCGCTGCGTCTAGAGTCGCCATTCTGACTCCATGAAGGTGTGCGGCCCCGCCCGCATCGAACGGGGCCGCTGGCCCTTACGAGCCGCTATTGACGAGGACGGCGAACGGGAACCGAGTTGCCTCGGCCACGCCTTCCGCGTTGACGGGATTGGCGACTGCGAACGCGAAGCGGCCGACGGCGCGCATCGCGACGGAGTCCTGCTGCATCAGGTTCAAGACGACGTTACCGCTGGCGTCCGAGATGACGCCCTCGGTGAAGATCTTGAACGAGATGTCCTGGCGAATGCCGAGGATGGCGGCGTTGCGATCGCCCGCGATCAGTTCGTAGTTGTTGACCCACGGGCCACTCCCCACGAACGAAAGCGTCTCGCCGTACAGCGTCGCCGGATTGCCCTGTGCGATGGGCTGATAGATCGGGTTGCCGTTGTCGTCCCGCAGGTTGCGGAGACGGGCACGGATCTTCCGACGGGCCCAGAAGGTGTTGACGTCGAAGCCATCCTCTTCGACCTTCGCCATCGTGTCGCTGATGTCACCGGCGAAGTCGTTGTGCGGAGCGACCGACGAACCTTCGAGGACGTAGTTGCCAGCGTTGTACGCCTGAACGGCGATACCCTTCTGGTACGTCTCGGGCCACGGATTGGCGACGTTCATGAGCGTTGCCGCGTCAAGAGCGTTGCCGAAGGCTTCGGTCAGCCGGGGCCGAATCTCGTCCCAGATGTCGAAGTCGGAGTCGTCGATGACCGCCTCGGGGATCGGGATGATGACCGCAAGTTCTCGAACGTCGAGGTACTTGTTGCCCCACGCCATCTCGGAGGTCTGCTTCAGGGTGTCATCCGCGCCATCGGTGTTCAGCCAGTAGGCGATCGGAAGGGCGCTCAGAACGGGCATCCGCTCCTGCGCACGAGTCATCCGCACCGTGCGGAACTGCGACAGCGACGCCGAGACGGCGGGCAGACCCTGGAGGATACCGGCCGAGACCGCCTCCGGGATAAGCGCCGCCGCGTCCGTGCGCGTCGTCATGGAGTTGAAGGTCGGCATCTGGGTCCTTTCCTAATGCCCCCGGACTGCTTGCCGGATCAGGGCATTCATGTCGGTCCCCTTCGGAGGACCGTCGCGTGGACCAAGACCGGCGTCGCCGGTTCCGTTGATCAGGTAGGCGTCACTCTTGGCGATCTCCCCGAGCAACTTCTCGACGTTCTTCGGCTGGCCCTCGTCATCGAACTCAACCGAACTTGCGATCAGCGCGTACGCGATGTCCGGGTTCTTGAACCCGAGGCTTCGAGCCGAGGCCGCTGCCTTCAGCCGAAGTGTGTCATCTCGTCGCGCCAGCAGAAGCGCCGCGTTCTCGTCTCGAAGTTTCTGCATGGCATCGGCTTGCTTCGTCGCTTCCGACTTCTGGGAGTCCTCGATCTCCTGAAGCCGTGAGCGATAAGTAGCCGCGTCCTTGCGTGCCCGAGCAAGTTCACGATCCTTCGCTGCATCGTCAAGTCCGGAACCCGTCGCTCCCTCCGGGAGAGTCTTCGGGTCAGGCGTGCCAGCCGCTCCCTCCGGGGGAGTACCAGGACCGTCCGCCGGGGAGGCCGCTGGATCGTTCGGTTGGGTCATTTCATCCTCATGCTACGCGCTGCGATATTCGCAACGCAAGTTCTACGGTAGCGATACTTCCGGATTCGGTGGTGGCGTCACAGTCGGCGCGGTACCTGCGAGCACCGTCACCGGCAGGAAGCCCAGATGCTTCACCGGATCCAACCCGACGAGCACCAGCGCGTCGGCCGGGTCATAGCCCGACCGGACCAGTGCCGCCGCGCCGTTGATGCGTTCGGTCAGTTGACTCTCGGTCAGTTCACCGCCCTTCATCAACTTGATGCGCTCGATCTGCGTCTGGGTGTAGTTCAGTTCCTCCAGCGCGACCTCGTCAGGGAGCAAGCCAGCGGCGAACTGCTTCATGATGCTATCGGTGCGCGCCGCCTCGTTGCGCGTCTCCGGGTCCTCCCAGATAGTCTCGGCGTCCTTGCGCGCCTTGCCGCCTTGTCCGGTAGCGACCAGCGCGATGCGCATCGTCTCTTCCCAGCCCTCCCCGAAATGAAGGCACTGACGCCCGACCTTGCGGACCAGCGGCGTGTCCGAGGACTTGATGCTCTCGCCCGATGGCGGAATGCTCTGCGGCTCACCGAGCAGGTAGTGATACGGCGTCCGCGAGATAGAAGACATCTCACCGACTTCCTGCCGGATCATGTTGATGTACGAACTAAGGTCCGAGGCGGGGAACTGGCCGAGTTGCGGAACCGGAACCTTGTCGGCGTATTCCTGTTGCTCCTCCGGTGTCGGGCGTCGCAGCGCCCACAGGTTGTCCACACCGGGCCGGAACGGCGCGATGTCCTTGCCGGTGGCCGGGTCGATTGGAATGTCGATGTTGATGGCGTACCGCTGGGGGAACGCGACGTACTCGGAAGCCACCAGCGCATCGAAGCGGAGTTTGTTGATGGCGTTCTGGTTGCCCATGACCGGAGCGATCTCGCTGCGCCCGATGCCGGTACGTCGTGGCCGGTTGACCAGCGGCACGATCGGGACCACGCCGAGGCGATTCTTGGCCCCGAAGTCCTCACCCGGATCGGCGTAGCGGGTCCAGCGCGCCTTGTCCCACGTCCAGCCGCTCTTACTGTTGCTCGCTAGCGACACGAACTTGTAGATCACATCGGGTAGAAAGACGTAGGCGCGGGTGTTCCCCTCTTGGTCGACCCAGACCTTCAGCGCCGCCAGCCGCTCACGCCGATTGCCAGACGACGTCTCGACCGTAACCTCCCACGGATCCTCGATGGTGATGACCGCGCCCGCCTTCGTCGGGTCGACCGCCGCGTATGAGATACCCTTGACCAGCGCGATCTCGTGAGCGATCTGCGACTCGGCGTCGAGTAGATTGTCCTGCCAGATCTTCCACGCGCCCTTGTCACCCTCAGGGCCACCGAAGCGGAAGCCCTGAATCGCCATTCGCTCGGCCTCAGCCTCGATGACCAGCGGCATGAAGTTCGCAGGGAGTTTCTTGTAGCGCGGCCCGAACACCTTCTCGAAGTTCTTGGAGGCGAACGCCATCGGCTGATCGCCCTCGTAGAACGCGTCGTAGTCGTTGACGTATTCCTGCTGAACTTTGAGCCTTGCCACCAGCCGCTGGAGCCACCACTCCGGGGTCTGCGGCTCGAACGTTGCGTTCAGTGCTACCGGCTCATCCGCCATCTAGAACCCCACGGCTTGTGGACGCGCCGGACGGGCCACGAATGGCTTCGGCGGCTCTTGCATCGCCAACGCTACACCACGGACTAGGGCAACGCATAGGGTGTTCGCTCTGGTGGAGGGTGACTTGGGTCGCATCACGACCATGCCGCGCTCCGTCAACTTCGCCATCGTATTCGCGATGTGCTCCCCGAACACGACGTCACCTTCATGCGCGACTCGCCCGGTCGTGATGAGTTCGTAAGTCTGCGTGCTGGCAGGCGCGAATGTGCTCGGGTTCATCGGAACGTCCACCATGTTCAGACCATCGTTCTCGAGGATCTCCGCCGACTCCCGGAACGCGACCTTATCGTATCCGAACGCTGGTCCCGGTATCGGGCGTCGGGTCTTGTCGTCACGCATCATCGGGAGCGGGAACTCCAACCGTAGTTCGCGAGCACGCTGACGCATCCGTTCGCCGCTGGCAAGGCCGGTCGCCGCTTCCGGTGGGATCAGTTCACCACGGACCACCACACGGTCGCCCTGCTTCTGCGCGACCACGATGGATGCCAGCGTACCGTCCGGCGTGCGATCGGTACCGATGCCGACCGGCATGTTCGGATTGAGAACTAGTTCAGAACTACATCTCGACCACGCACCGTCGGGGAGCCACGTCTCTTCGACATCGACGAACTGATTGAGATGGTAGCGTCGCCATTCAGCCAGCGCGCCGCGCGCCTTCAGGTTGGCGTACTGCTTCGCGAGGTACTTCCCCTCCTGGAGCCACGACGCGGGATTCGTGCCGAGCCAGACCTTCGGGTCCTCGATGTCGGCATCGGTCGGTGCGCCGTACCAGTAGATCAGTGTTCCGTTGACGCGGTCGCGGTAGATGGTCAAGAAGCCTCGCCGCTCCAGCGTGCCGGTGCCCGTGAACATGGCCGCGTAGAGTTCGGCGAGGATGCCTTCATCGGCCACGCCTGCCGTCGTGATCCAGATGGTGAACGGCTGCTCACGTGCCCCGGTGCCAGTGGTCAGCGCGGTATAGAGGTCACCGTTCTTGTGCGCGTGCAGTTCGTCGATGATGTTCGCGGATGGGTTCAGACCGTGCTGCAAGGCGGCGTCCGCAGACAGCGAACGCATGATCCCCCCGGTGCGCGGTGCCTCGATGTAGTACCGGCGTGGCCGGAGCCTGTCGAGGAGCAGCGGCGAAGCCTGCACCATCCGGATGGTCTGGCCCATGACGATGCCCGCCTGCGCCCGCGCCGCCGCTGCGACGTAGACTTCCGGCTCAGCCTCACCGTCGGCATCGAGCATGTAGCAGCCCGCCGCCGAGCACATCGTGGACTTGGAGTTCTTCCTCGGCAGCCCGAGGCCCACTTCCGAGTAGATGCGCAGCCCGGTCGCCGGATCGAACTCCAGCGCTTCCCACCAGAAGTCCTTCTGCCAGTCCTCGAAGATCAGCGGCTTGCCGCTCCACCGGCCTTTCGTGTGCCGGATGTACCGCTCCGAGTAGGCGGCGAAGTGCGGCCCGCCCGAAAGTTCGTCCGGGACGCGGTCGATCACCGCGCCAGATCCGTCGTCATGTCAAGTCCGTAGACGAACGTCTTCCGGCGCTTGTTCGCAGCCGACCGGAAGCGACGCATCGCCTCAAGACAGTCGCGACCTTCGAGCGCGGCCAGCGCGAATTCCTGAACGAGGTCCCGTGCGGTCGTGTCCATGTCTGAACCTAACTCCGCACGCTCGAACCCGTGCAACGCGGCACGCGCCTGTTCGTACAGCGGATGCCCGGTGGGCGCAGACGGGACTGGAGGAAGGGTTGCACGCGGGGTCGGACTGTACGTCGCTCGCCGACGGCTGTTGATGCCATCGCGATTGCGGTCACGTGAGCGTTTGCCTCGGGCAAGTTTGCGTGCCCATGCTTCCGGAGTGAAGTCGCTCTTGCGCTTCCGTGTGTCTACCACGCATCAAGTATCACCCACTGTCGCGCATCTTCGGCTCGATGTGACGGTACACCTTCATCGTCACCATCACCTGCCGGATGGCCTTCTCGACCTTCGGGTCGTCAGCCCACTTCCCGAAGCCTGCCGCGTGAACGTATCCGAACTGATCGCGCCAGATGACCAGCGCGTCACGATCTGGAGGGATGTAGTCGTACTGCTTGCCCTTCACCCACCGGATGGTGAGGCCACGTTTCGCCTTCATTCCCCTGATGCGTGGAGCAGGCGCGGAGGCAACCCGATCTCGACTTCGCTGCCAGCGCCCGCCGTCTTGGACTTCAGCCCCAGTCGCGCGCGTCCCCACGGCGACAGCGGCAACGACTCGGCCAGCGCCCGGAACTCGCGCCACGAATCACGCTCCACCGTCAGCAACCGATTCGGGATGCGACCTTGCGGCGTCTGTTCCAGGAGTGACTTGCTCGTTCGCATCTCTACGGCGAGTTCACGCCGCGCCTGTTGCGCCCGACCCCAGAACGTCGCCGCTGCTTCGAGCACTCCGGCATCTACGAGGTCGATGACATCGGCCGCGACCATCGCGTCAACGATGAAGTCCCACGCCTTCGCCATCTCCCCTGAGAGGTGGGGAGGCTTGTCGGGGCGCACGCGGCCACCCACGAGAACCGGGAGGCGTGAGGACGCTTCACCGGCCTTGTGGCGCACTTCAGCGGGGGTAGGTGGTCGGCCCATCGGCATCGGAGGGGGTCCTACTTTCGGTTTGGCACGAGATTACTCAGGGCGCGTCTTTTCT